TCTTGAGCATTTCAATCATTTTAGGTTGAGGAGAGATATCATTCTTGTCCTTTCTGAAACTATTATGAGTGTAAACTCCAGGAGCTCCACTCAATGCATACTTTGACAAGTCCCACATATTCTCCTCCACGTAATTCAAAGGGATATTATAAACCTTATTCCAATATACCAACAACTGTCTCACTGATTCAATTTGAGCATCTGTATATGCATGAAAATACTTTCTCCCTTTGAATTGCTCATCCAGTTCACAAACTTGATCTGCTGGGACTTCTCGATTCACATAATTATAAAACTTATCACCACGCTTTTCCAATGATCCCCAGTTGCAAATCTCCACTCCAATTGATATCTTATCAATGGATTTATAAGGCAACCCAAAGGATCTGAATACGTCTGATTTCAATCCTAAGTGATACGCCCAATATCTGGAGCTGAATGCCTGGACTATCTCTCCATCATAAGTGTTTGAGCTTTGTCCCTTTCCAGATATGCATACACAAGTTGCAATCCTCCCTCTCTTGTCATTATTCCATGCATTGATAGTATTGACTCCAGATGAATTCCCAGCAGTGTGATGGAGGACTATTTGAGTTTTTTCATGTTTCTCTCTGATATATTCATCAGAGTCTAATGGTATTTGTTTAATCTTTGAGAGATCAAGTTCAATCATTTGTTGATGTCTTTATATTCTGATGTGATTTCCTTTGCTCGTCTGAATAACATTTTCACAGATGTCCAAAGGTCAACCCCTCTGATCACTTTTATATTCTCATTGATAGAAATCAATTCAATCGAACACAATGTCAACGCAAGTACTTTTGTTGTGAGTAGTTCAATTGAAAAGAATTGAGCAATGAATTCACTGAGCAATAGTTTGTCCAGGAGAAAAAAGAGGATCACACAAAACTCATATAGCAAGATCTTGGATATGATCTGAGAGAGTCCTCTGGATGTGACCTTTGTTTTTGTTTTGATTGACTTCCAGATTCCAGTGACAGTGTCAAAGAAAATGAAGAGAGCAATCAGAATGAGGATTCCAGAAATAGGTAGTAAAAATGCTAATGTAATTGTCATCAGTTGTAGTTTGTAGATTTGTATCTTGGTTAGTAATATGGATAACTGATTCATGATTCTTGAAGTTGTGTGACGATTTGAAATGTTAAATAAATTCCGAGAAAACACCCCAACATTGCTATGTAGTTCCTACCATTAACAATCATTAACATTGCACTGATATATCCGAAAATGTAATATAAAATTGCTAATGTCTTGAGATGCATTTCTATCTATTATGCTTAATCGTTCTGAAAATCGTAGTTGTCATATGGAATGCCACACCAATTGTTTTCATCGTAGATGGTTGCATTCACATTCATTGTCCATCCAGCAGTGACATCTGGTCCACGATTGATGAATGGATCTGTTGTGATAGCTCCCTCAATATCCATGAAGTCCTCAAATCTCCATTGATTGAAAGTGATTCGGATATCATTACAGATGGAGAGACAGTCAGAATGAATCTCATTGATTTGTCGATATTCCTGGATATCATATTTATCACAAATAGAGATGACCATTCCAACATTCACAGCATTGTCATCCATTGATCCTGGTTGCAATGTCACAACCATCAATGGATATTGAACTGAATCTCTGGAGACAGCATCAATGAAGTCTCCTTGAAAAAATTCATTTATTTGTCGATGCTCCGTTGCTATTGTTTCCAGCTCTGACATTAGCTGGTTGAGAGTCTTTTCCATTGAGATATGCTTTTAGTTTTGCAATTTGTTTCTTTGATATTTTTATCTCTTTCATATATTCCAGTTGATCGGTCTATATCCAGTTCGATCCTTTTTGACATTCTCATTGCAAGTGAGATCCTCACATCCCTCAATGTATTCTGGATACTTTTGTCCCTGGTCATCCATGAGATATCCTATCAATCTCTCTTTATAAAAGAATGCATCCTTTCTCAATTGGTCTCTGAATGCAGATGTTTGACTGTCATCATTTGCATTGATATTCTCATCAGATACTCTCCCAACAGATTTGTTTGTGAGCTTCTCATTGAGTAGCAATGCACATCGATAATCAACGAATGCCACCAGGCATGGGATGACATAGTCATTCATCAAAGTCAGATAATCTGCTGTCCAGATGTTGTTCTCCACTCTATCCAATAGAGCTTTATACAATGGAGTTCCGAGTGCTGGTTGGACATACATATCCTGACTTCTCTTGATTGCTACTGAGAGCACCTTGCTGTCAGTGTTGTTGTGTATCAATCCCAGCTTTTTGAGATTCTCAACTGATAATAAATAGTTCATGCTCATGATCTTCGAATTACAATTTGTTGCACCCATTCATGTCGACACCATGGAGTCTTTCTCTTGGTCTCTGGATTGTTATACCAACCCCCACGATACAACCACACATTGCGATCCACTCTCCCAGAGATCATGTTGATTTCATCTCTTGAATATAGTCTATTCAAACCAACTAATCGAACACAAAAATCTCTTGACTTTGTTTTCACTGGAGGGATTCCAGGAATCTCTCTGTAATTGTAGCGTATCTCATATCTATCTGCTGGGATATCCACTTGCTCAATCAGATTCTTTGCAAGATCTGTGACTTCTCCTTGTTTATACAAGTCCCATCCTACCAGTCTCTCAATGGATTTTGCAACTTCCTCAAGTGGTTGCTCCAATGCCTTGGAGATAGCAGTGGAATCCTCTCCTTTCTCCAATAATGAAAGGACATTTTTGTCGATATCCTTGAGTCCTAATTTTATCTCTCCAATGGTTGCAAAGAGATGATCTTGTTTTGAGAATACCTCCTCCGATGGAGTGTCCCATACAATGGGATATGAGGCAACCACATCAAATGATCCAGCATCCTCACCATATTCAGAGAAGCAATCAATCTCATGATCTGAGAATGTTTGTGTCTCCATTGGTTGCTCAACTGGAGCTGGAGATGGAGATGGAGCTGGAGCTGTTATTCCAATTGGAGCAACATCTCTCAATTTAATAGTTCCCATATATCCAGAGAGCTCAACCATATAATTCAACATCCATTCAAGTCTCCTTTGTCGAGCATCAACGTATGTCTTTTTAAATACCTCAAATAGATCAGCACTCTCAGATGCATTGAATGATCCCTCTGGAGCAACTCCGAACAATGATGGAGCTACCACTGAATGAGCAACCAGGATATTCTGTTGCACTGATTTCTCAGTGACAGTGTATCTCTTGTCAAGGTCATTCCCATTCAATTGCTGAACAATGGGAGCTTTATCCTTTGAATCACTGAATGTGATCACTATCTCTCCAGCATCCTCAACAGATTGAGATCTTCCCTTGACTTGTTGTTTGATTTTCTCAGCTTCCTCATATGTCTCTGGATATCCATCCACAAATGAGATGAGAGTTCCACTCTTGAATGAGTTTGCAATCTCATGCATATGGAATCTGGAGATATCTGCATCTGTTTGGATGGCTGTGATACCTCCATAGTACGGTGGTTTTGGATATACTCCTTTCTCCTTTCTTGATTTCTTACTTGGATCTTTGTAATATATAATAAACTTGCCCTCTTTACGTTTCATATCAAGAGCAGATATTGTCCTCAAATTTGTTCTTTCTGGAGATTGATTCATCATTGTCCAGTCATCAGAGAGATAATATGTCAATCCATCCTCAGAGATTCTTACCATGTCCAGGTCAATATGCTCCCAGACAGCAACTCGAGATCCATCTCTGTTCCATGTTCCCATTACACAGAATCCTCCATAAAGCTCGTAATCGAATGCCATCATCTCAGCAATCTCATTCATATCGAACTCTGAATATTTGTTCTCAATGAACTCATTCAGATTTCCACTGGTTGTCTCAAGTCCACCTCCAGCAATATATGTCACTTTGTTTTTAACTATGCCTTGATGCCAGCTAGAGCCATTGTACAGATCAACTAAAAAATAGCTGTAATCATTCTTTTTTCCCCATTTGATGAAGTCATGAGATCTGTCTCTCTCCTCATCTGGTTTTTGATAATCTTTTTTAAATGACAAGGATGTCATCTTGATATTCTCACTCATATATATTAAAGTTTATTGTTTCATCATATACATTCGAGGGTGAATCTGTGACATATACATGAGCTCTACCCACTTCCACCAAACCATCAGAAAGATCTGGATCAAGATTTGAGTCAGATTCTTGTTGATATATTCGGTAAACATAAAACCCATCGTATGGAAAGGTCACATCCACTCCATCAATGATTGTGAATTCATCATATCTCTCTGTATTGGTTGAGATATTAGTCAAGATACAATATATCTTGTCAAAACTCTGCTGATGCTCGAACTCAAATAGATACTTCAGACTCTGGAGAGTGGTCAATTCCTTGACTGTCACTATCAGATTGCTTGTCCCTCCTTTTTCGATTCTTAGCATTTTTGACGAGTTTTGGTTTTTCTTCTTTTTCGTAGATATCAGAGATTCCAATGGACACATAAAAGTCCTCTTTTCCCTCTTCAATCACCATCCATCTCCTTAACACTGGAGACCAGGACTTTTGTCCTATATATTTTCCTTGTATTTTCATAACGTAAATATACAAAAAAAGGGAGGGATAATTCACCCTCCCTCAAGTTCTAGTCAGTCAGATATTATACTGATGGAGATTGTTGAGTCAACAATGTAGCAATCACAGATGCATTCACATCTGGAACTTCATCATTCTCAAGTCCAGTCAAAATAATGTCATGACCATTTCTGTCTGATTTCAATACACCAGATCCATAAGAAGATCCGTCTGCGACTTGCAATCCCTCTCCAGCTCCAAGAGCAACATATTCACCAGATGCCTTTTCAACCAAGCACATCACTTCATTCTGTGCTAACAGATGAATTTCAGCTCTCAATTCCTTGGTATCTGATGCAAGGATCATTGTCAATGTTTGTTCATACCACAATGTTCCATTGTCTTTGTTTACTCGGATGGGAGCTTCATAGGATGACAAGTTGCTTTTTAGTTTATATTGGAATACCTCTCCACTCACAGTCAATGCATCAATTTCATTGTTTGTGATGTTGGATGCAGTAACGTTTCCAAGTGGAAACAAGATCACACTCTTGATCCCTCCTTTGCCATTGGTACAAGTTCTATCATTGTATCCAGTTGTCATTAAACAGCTCACAGTTCTAAGTTTAAATTGTTAAAAAATAGGGAGGAGTTTCCCCCTCCCATGTTAATTCTAGTTAGGAGATGAAGTACCATTCCAAACACCGATCTGATTCAAGAAAGGAACTTGAACACCAGCTCTGAATTTAGAACGTAAATACAATACATCATCATCTTGAGAATACCACAACTCGAAGTTGTCGAAGTCAGATCTCAAGTCAGTACCGAATACGAACTCACTTGCACGACCAGTGTAGATATTGTCAAGACCATTCAATCCGTTAACCTTAACCACTCGCATATTCGTACCAGGAACAATGATCTCATCCATTGTAGCAATGTTTGCTGGTGAATAGTGGAAGAAGTTTTGATCAACTAAGTCCTTCATCAAGTAGTTGAAGTTCTCACGACCAGTGAAACAGATCAAGTCACCACTCTCAGCAATGTTTGATGGAGTGTTTTCAAAGCACTCATAGAATACATCGTATGCATTGGATGCAGAGATGGATGCAACTGATGATGCGTTCAAATCAACACAACCATTACCAGTTGTCAAGAATGAACGGAATCCATTCATGAATGCCAAGTTTCCAGTACCAGTAGATTTGTTACCTTTCCAAATCAATTTGTCTAATTCATAAGAATGCAACTTCAATAAGTAGTCAATGATTTGTTGCTCGAATGGAAGTTCTTTGTCCTCAGCCATTGCACCTGGTCTCAAACCTAATTGAGTCCAGAATCCAGCTAAGTCTTTATTACAAAATGACTTCATGAATCCAAGAGTCTCAACAGCAATTGCACGATCAGTGAATACAGTGTCTCCAGATGGAGTCATTGAACAATCACCAGCTTGATACACGATAGAGTCATCCATCAATTTGATCTCCTCAGACCCTTTGATTCCCTCTTGGATGTTTACATATTGCAAAGTTTTTGCCTCGGTCACAGCTCTCACTGTCAACGCTTCTCTTTGCTCATCAACGTATGATGCAAGTCCACTCACATCATAAGCAAATTTTTCTTGTATAGTTCGTTTTAACGACATTTTATTTATTTTTTACTTTTTAATAAGAATTGTTGTCTGGTTGTCAAGTTACCAACTTTTGAAAATTTCTCTCCCTCTCTTGTTTCTACAGATGGCTGAGCTTTGAAAGCTTCGAATTCACTTTTCAAAGAGCTCAACTCGTTAACTAATGTAGCATTATTCTCAGCAATAGATTTTGTCATTTCACCCAATCCCTCGATGATTGCTGTGAATGACTCCAATTTTGCTGTGATAATTTTCTCAACATCCTCTGCACTCATTGACTCAGCAACTGGCTCAGCTTCTGTTGTTGTCTCAGTTGACTCAGTCTCAGCAGATGCCTCTTCAGCAGATGCTTCTCTTTCATCAACGATCTCAGTGATGACACCATTCGCATCAACAATGATGCTCACTCCCTCAAGTTCTCCACTCAATGAGTGAGTTCCCTCTGGAGCTGGTATCATTTCACCCTCAGCTACAACAAAAACAGCTTGACCAACTTCAAGAGCTTCATACTCGATGACAGTTCCATCAGTCAAAGTTGCTTGATCAAATTTCATTTTTTCCTTTTTGGAAAAGGACTCTTTCATTTCTGATATCAAGTCCAAAACTTTTTTGAAATTCTGATTCATTTTATTTGTTTTTATTTACTATGTTTTATTGTTCTAAAATTCCAGCCTCTTTCAATTTTGATTCAGCCCATCGTTTTCCAGCAAGTCCTCCCCAGAGTAGATATGAGATAGTTCCACACGCTGATGTATCACTGGGATCATAATACTCCTCTGCTCTTGAAAGATATGAGTACATTCTTCTAATCACAGACAATGATAGATTGCCTCTCTTGGAGAGAGTGGTTCCTCTCAACTTGCCCACCCGGGTTGCACATTTATTGCCATGCTTCTCATTGAGTTCAATTCCTTTCTTCGCATTGTTTACCACAGCATCTGGATAGTCATTGAAGAAGAGAACATATTCAGAGACTTTCTTGAGCTCTTGATATATTTGTCCCATGAACTCCTCCTCCATAGTGGAGTCAGTCTCAATGAGATTGAATATCCCCTCAATCGAGAATCCTTTAAAGACTCCAGCTTTTGCACTGGCATATACTTCTGGATCTGTGACTTTGTAAGATACCAACCAGCTTCCATCATTCGCATCCTTGAATCTCTCTGGAGCTGTGAATCCTTTCTCCTTGTCGATGATATATGACATGGTCATGTAGATTCCCTCAACCACTTGCTCATCATCATGCTCGATGTTTACATTGTTGAAATTGTTTCTCCTGGCATAATCAAAGACAATGTCCTTGATTGCTTTCTTTGTGAATACTACATA